GGCGTATCAGGTTCCTCGCGTATACGAGCTATACATTTTGGCGAGACACCTTATGGCTTGAGGACATCATAATGGCAAGGTTTACAGCTATACCAGCAGTTCCCCAAGGTGGGATTACAGATTGGCAAAGTGTGCTAATTAGCTCTGTTAAAGAGAATGTAGAGCTGCTTACCGGCCTGCGTGGTGAAGCTGATCTAGCTAGTAAAGCTGTAACAAAAGGCCAAATAACGCTCGAGTTAATGGGCGACCAAAACATGAAACAAATATCCGCTAAAGGTGCAGGCTTTACAATCAGTGGTCAAGAGGTTGCTGGACTTGACGACTATGGTCTGTTATTAACAGATGTACAAACTTTGGCTAATGATTTAGCGTATACTAGAGCAGTGCTTAACGCACTAATACAACAGCTGAGAGGATAGAAATATGGCTATGAGACCTACTCCACAGACTCCGGCTATGGCACCTACTCCGCTGGATGTGCCTACTGGAGCAACCACTGAGGCAGTTCCATCTACTGTCTCTATGGACTTACCCCCAAGTATTCAACAACTTATTACTATGCCTACCCCTGGTGTCAATGAACAGGCCGTAGGACAAATTACAACAGGTACAGTAGCGGCTAACCCTCAGTATCCTGTACTCGATTTTCGTATGCAGCCTAGCTATGAAGAAGGCGGAATGATCGGCCCGCAAGGCATGCCGGTTCGCCCAGCAGGGTTGCAACAGCAACAAGCTAGTGGGCCTATGAATCCACAGATGATTGACATGCAGATTAACGACATGCTTAACAACAACCCAGAAGTGGTTGCACGAGTTCGTGCCGCTATTGAAGCAGGTATACAGTCTGGGGAACTTAGTCAGCAAGGACTCAACATGGCTGTCCAGTTAGCTGAAGTTGTTTTGCAGAACCCTGATATGTACCCGCAAATGCGGCAGTTTGCTATCCAACGAGGACTTATCCCTGCGGAAGATATTCCGGAGCAGTACGACCAAGGGTTAGTCATTGCCATAATCATTGCGGCAAAAGCTATGAAGGCAGATGTACAGCTCGAAGGCGTGCAAATGAACCCTGAAGTTGGCCAAGTAGCTCCTATGCAGGGCGCACAAGCTGGTTCAATGCAGCAGCCCCCAATGCAAGAGATGGAATTTGGCGGAATGGTTAACGGCCCATCACATGAAAAAGGCGGTGTTCGTGTAAAGATGCGCGGCGGCGGTGAGATTGAAGTCGAGGGCGGCGAGTATGTTATCCCTAAGGACATTGTAAAAGCTAAAGGCACTGAGTTCTTTGATAAGATGTTAGCTCAGTACCAAGGTGAAGATAATAAAGGAACAGCATGACCCTTCAAGTAGTAGAAAAGCAGAAACCCGAAAGCCTTGAACCAAAACGGTACGAGGCTATTCTGCTGTCTACTCAACAGTTAATTGATAAATACTGGGCGCAGTGTGTACCACATTTAGAAAAATGTTTAGAGGGTATGCACGGCGAGTGTACAGTAGAAGATATTTATACAAGTGCGCTGCAAGGTCAGATGTATTTGTTAGTGGCAAAGAATGACGATGAAGAGCTACCTGATGTAAAGCTAGTTCTAGTCATGCAGTTAGTGTACTACCCACGGTACACTGCTATGAACGTTGTGGCTATGGGGGGTAAAGACCTCAGACATCTTATCAAGAAGTTTTGGCCTGACGTTTGTGGGTGGGCGCGTATCTGCGGCGTTAAGCAGATTGAGTGTTCAGTAGCACCAGCAATGGAACGTATCCTATCAGGGGCTGGGTTTGAACGTAAATATGTCCAGCTCAAACAGGATTTAATGGAGGTCTAATATGACAACTATCGCAATAAACCCGATGGTGGTTTCGGTTAGTCCTACTAACGCTACCCCCATCCATAGTATCCAACCTACCGAACATGGCGGCGGCGCAAAAAAGCTCGTAGCTGTTGTAGCGGCAGTTGCAATTCCGTTTGCAGCCCCAGCTATCGCGTCAGCTATCGGACTTTCGGGCGCAATCGCAGCCGCAGGTGCCAGTGCCACAATCGCTTCTGTCGCAGGTTCTGCTATTGTGGGCGCAGGTCTTGGAGCCATTAGTGCAAAAGTTACAGGTGGCGACGTTAAAACTTCAGCTATCTTTGGCGCTATCGGCGGCGGTATCGGCGGTTATACTTACGCACAAAACCCAGCTAACGCAGCGCAGATAAGCGGTCAGACAGGATCACAGACCTCAGCAACACTAGCTGATGGCACAAGCTCACTAACAGGTGGCGCTGACGCAGGTACGACTCTTTCTGGCGGCACTGATCAGCTCGCTCTTGAGCCTGGGGCAGGCGGTGGAAGCAACCTAACTAACGCATCATATACCCCTGCGCAATCAGGCGATGTAGCAGCCCAACTGTCTAACACTGGCAACGCACAAGTTGTAAACGCTAGCCTTCCTGGCTCTACTGTAGCACAAGGCGGTCAAACGCTAGTTCAATCAGGAGCAGGCGCAGGAACACAAGTCGGAACTTACGCATCTCAGCTGCCACCTGACGCCTCATTTGGCGCTAAGTTTGTAGCTGGTGTAAAAGATTCTGGTTCTGTACTCGCATCTAAACTAACTAGCCCAGATGCTATTGCTAACGTAACGCTTCAAGCTGGCGGTCAGCTACTAGGTATGGCGCTTGCGCCTGACCCTGAAATGCCACCAGAGCAAAAAGAACTGCTTGAAATGCGTAAGCAAGAACTGGCGCAGCTTAAAGAAAAAGATGAAGCAGCGTTTAACGCACAGATGGATGCCGCTAAGCAGTATCTACAGCAAGCTAAGCAGTACGACCCAACATACATGGCGTTCCAAGCGGCTAATAAAGAAGCCATTGAACAACAGCGTAAGTTGCGTGAGCAGTATCGTCGCGCTGGGTTGTCTCGCGGTAGAAATATTAGTGAAGCAGAAAAACGCCGCATGAGCCTAGACGCAGCGCGTAGTGTCAGCTCCGAGTATGATCGCGGGTTCCAGACTGGATTGACTGCTCAAAACAGAACTACACAGGCTGGGCTGTCAGCAATTCCTAGTTCAGCACGGTTTGCTAACTATATCTCTGGGCTTAAGAGTCTTGAAGACGATACCAGTAGCGCAATGGCAGCAGCTAGAGCGCGTAGTTCAGGTGCAGCTAAGAACATTTCTGACTTGTTTGCTGGCTTTAATGTTAAGGCAGGTAACACTGCAGCAGCACAAAACCAGATGGCGGGCTTGAAAAAAGACGCTGTTAGTGGGTTGCCAGATGGCTCTGATAAGGATGAGGAAAATAATATTCCAGACTCTGTCAAACCTTTCTATCAGCCTGACGGCTTTTATCAGGTATAAGGAGTAACGCCGATGGCTTTGCTGGGTAACTTCATAGGTGGTGCGTTAGGGCTTCAGTCTGGTGAGTCGTACACTCAATCAGTAGAGGCCGCTAATCGTTTACAAGAGTTGCAGCGCAAGAATCAAGCGCGTGAGAACCAGCTCGCCTATGGTGTTGACACTGAAATGCGAGACGGTACAGCAGGTGTTAAACCTCTTGACGCCCCAGAGCCATTTGATTTTGATACGCTACAACAGCCAGGGTTGCGGAATATTCCCGTTGTGCCTCCTGCTGCGGTCGATCAAGAAGGCGGCGTGGCCGATGGAGTACCTCCAGCAGGCGCAGAAACTAAACCTGTACCAAAAACAGATGGCAGCGGTAACTTTGTTATTGAGCCTAAAGACGGGACTATACCTAAAGCACCCACTACTGATCTTACTGATCCGTATACTGAGCCTGCTAATGAGTTTGATCTTCTACCGTATCCTGGCCCTGAAGTACCGGACTTAAACACTTATAACCCTGCTGCAAAAGCGGGCGAAGAAGCTAAGCGTAAGAACCTAAAAGGCGCAATGTCGGAAGTTATGCGGAGCGCGAACATAAAGCGCAAACATGGCAGAGCAGGTAAGAATGTAACTAACGAACAAGATTTAGCGTATGAATGGTGGACTAGCGATGAAGCGTTCCAGTTGTTCTACAACAAACCAAGTGTTCTTAGCATGGCAAAGCAAGACCCTATCGGATTTGCTTTGCGCTACATGCAACAAAGCGACCAACGCGCAACATCTGAAGTAATTACACAGGGTGCAGCTAGAACTAAAAAGCTAATTGATGGGCGGGTTGAAGGACTTAAAACTGAAATAACCAGTGATAAAGTTCAGCGGTTGTATAGAGCTGCTAACGACATAGGCATTGATCCTTTCGCTGCGATTGCAATTTTCGGTATTGAGTCTGACTTTGGCCGTAACGCAGGTACAAGTAGCAGAGGCGCTAAAGGCGGCATGCAAGTCATGCCTGAACAGTTTGAGCGCTTAAAGAAATGGTTTGCTGACCCTGCTAACCGCGAACAAATTGAACGTGCGTTTACTATGGCAGATGGCACAGTAAACCAAGCGCGAGTAGAGTACGCCATACAGACATTTTCTAATATGAAGATGCCTAATGCCAGAGGAATGGGCGGTAACGGCGGTGAAATTTATGGCGGACTTGCACAGCTGGTGTATAACAAAGCCATTGGCCTACCTAAAAATCTATGGGGTGCTGGGTATCAGACTAATGCCAATAAAGTTTTAGAAGCCGGTGCGCCTTTAGCTGTAGATGATGGCAATATCAGTAACTCTGATTACAACCAAGCGTATGTGTCGTTGTATAACCACATTCAACAGACCTACGGCAAGCAGCTTGCGGACATCGAAACTCCTTACGGCATTGACTTAGCTACTATTGAAGGCTCTGGCGTTGGCAAACCTACAATGGTGCAGGCACCAGTAACGGAAACAGCGCAAACAGGTGGGCAGGACAACCAACCTCAAGCAGGCGCAGGCCAAACGCAAACTCAGACGCAAACTCAGACGCAAACTCAGACGCAAACTCAGACGCCAACAAAGTTTGATGGTGGGTTTGAAATCCGTATGGAAGATGGGCCAGTTGTCTATAAAGACGGCAAACCTATTGGCAGATTTGCGGAGGGCACTCCAGAAGCCTCAATGTCTGCAGCGGAAGCCTACATTGCCAAAGAACTTGGGCAGAATGTAGCAACACCAAACATCACAATCGCTGGTAAAGAAGAAAAGTCAGCGGCAAATGAGGGCGTTGACCCTGATATTACCAAGTTTTTGAAAGACCCTCCTGCTATCGGCATCGAGATGAAAAACATCATGCGTGCCAGAGAGCTAGAGCAACAGCTTCTCCAGCGTAGGATAGATGAAGCCAACGCACAGATTGAAGCCAACAACCGCAAAGTCCAAGAGTATGAGCGTATGGCTCAAGTAGCCCGCATCAGCGGTGATTTGGACGGTTACACTCGCTATAGAGGTTTGGCTGATACTGTAAACGCACAGTCTGTTCAGCTCCGTAACTCAGCCCGCGTGGCTGTGGACGAAGGCAAAGTCAAAATGCTGGGGTACGACAACAAGATACTGCTGGCACAGGGCGCACAAGCACTGCAAGACTTAACCTATGGCTCGACAGCTCGCGCTGGCGCAGTATTGTCTGCGTATTCTGGCCTTGATATTAAGGTACAGCCACGGTCTGACGGTAAGTTTGACATCGTGGTGCAAGGCGATGTGCAAGCTACATATACTATGAACCAGCTGTCTGATAAATTGCAGTCAGCGTTTAGCCAAGCCTATCGTGACCAGAAACAGAAGACACAAACAGAACGTCAGACATATCTGTTTGAGAAAAATGTTGATCTGCAAGTTGAACTGGCTAAAGAACGTCAGAAACTCATCGGCACTATCAAAGAGAAGACGCTTCAAGGTAAGATTGACGCTTATCTTAAGTCAATTGAAAACGCTAAAGGCGAGTTTAAGACTCTTAATAACGGTATGGCTGTTATCTTTGACGGGCAAAACTACTTCCTGCTAAACCCAGAAGCTATCGTTACAGACCCAGAAACAGAAGAAAAATCTAAGCAGCCACGGTTGTTCCCACTAGACATGGCACAGGCACAAGCGTTAGCCTCAGGAGTAGGATCAGCAGAAGCGTTCAAGAACGCGGCGAAATGAGGTAAATATGGCTAAAGCAGGACTCTCATTTGGTAGCCCTACACTTGGCGCGATGGATTTGGAGCCACTGGGCAACCCATATGATCCAGCTCCTGACATTGGTATAGGCAACCTTATCGGCACCAAAGAAGCTCTAGGCGTTCAAGCAGACGCAGAGCTAGGTGCGGCTATGTCGCAGTTCGATTTGCCTAAAGTAACTAAGCCATCTGCAGCACAGATGGGGCCGAATGTTTTGTATAGCGAAACACAAGGCAAGATGTTTGTGAATGGCTCGCTATTTGACCTCGACGATGCAGATAACGCACTACGGTCTATAGAGTATTTGGACAAACCACGGCAGGGTAATCCAGAAGGTGACGGCTGGCGCCCTCTTACACCTGACGAATACGGCAGATACATCAAAGCTATTAAAGACCCTAGCTACGGCAGACGGTTTGCCGAGAACTGGGAGACAGGTGTAGCATCACTGAAGTCTTTGTTCGGTGCAGGCGCTGTGCTTGTAGGCGCAGAAGAATATGGCCTTGGGGTCATGGAACGCGCCGGTGAGACCATGCGTAAGAACGCACCGTTCTCAGGTGAGTTTACTGAAATCGGGCTAGGTGACGAAGACTTAGGCCCAGTTGAGTGGTTTGTCGGGGTGCTAGGCTCACAAGGGCCGATGCTTCTTGAGACTATCGCAGCTGGTGCAATAGGTTTTGTTGCAGGTTCCGCTACTGCAGGGCCAGGATTAGGGTCTGTAGGCGGCACAATCGCTGGTCTTACAGGTAAAACTGCATTTAAGAAAGCTGTTAAAGAAGCAGCAGAAGCCTACGTTAAAGAAAAAGCTAAAGGTAAAGCAGCCGCTAAAGCCTTTATGAAAACAGAGCAGGGTAAGACACTCAAGCGTGCCTCAGGTATTGCTGGAGCCACTGCTTTTGCATACACCAACAACTTTGGTATTGGCGCGTCAGACGTATATTCTGAGTTACTTGAGCAGGGTATAGACCCAAGTGACTTTGACGCTAAGATGTCTGCACTGGCAACCGCTGTGCCTTACGCTTTGCTAGACACCATCCCTGAGTTTGTCGCAGGGGCTAAGATATTTGGTGGTATTACTAGAGGATCAAAAGGCGGACGTTTACGCCGTGGCACTACAGGTGCTGTGGCTGGTGGTGTTATAGAAGGCACAACTGAAGCAGGCCAAGAAGGTCTGATTATGGGTACGTCCAACCTAGTAACAGGTAAGGACTACAGCGACGAAGCGCTCCACCGCCTTATCAATTCATTTGCCGCAGGCTTTGCTATTGGTGCGCCTATCGGTGGCATCACTAACCTTAAAGGTAATAAAGAAGCAGACCTTCTACAGGGCAGCACTACTGAGCAGGAATCTGGGCCTACAACTATGGCACCAGATCAAGAGACTGGGCAGGGCGAGCTGTTTACTGAAGAAGAAACTCTGTCTACTGACCCGTTTGTTGGGCCAAGACCTATTGCACCAGAAGATACTACGCCTGCTGCAGTGGCAGAACGAGACGCTCTGCTGAACGAAAAGAACAAACTACAACGCTTTATTAGCGAAGCAAACATCCAACTTTCTGATATGGCTAGCGGCAGAGCTACCCTAGACGAAGGCCGTGTAACTCAGCTACGCAGTCAGATTCAACAGGCTCAGCAGGCAGTGGCTACTATTGATGAGTCACTAGGACAGTTCCAAGGACTCCCAGGCCAAGCACAGCAGTTTGCAGAGCAGATGGGTACACAACCCACCCTGTTCGAGCCTGCACCTGCGCTTAATGTAGAGACTGCAACCGAGACTCCGTCCGGTCAGATGCTGTTACAGCCAGAGCGTAGAGTCACAAGAACTAATTTTGTAGGCCCACAGCCACAGTTAGCACCAGACCCAACACCAGTGGTAGAGCCAACGCCAGAACCTGCGCCTACTCAAGCAGAGCTAGAAGCAGCTGGTCAACAAACGCTACCACTCCAAACTGATTTACCTAGTCAAATCCAGCAGACTGCAGCGCAACAGCCTGCAGAGGCACAACCTAATTTGTTACAGCAGCGTATGCAGGAAGCAGCGCGACAAGCTCAGTTGCGGGCGGAGGAAGATAGGCTACGCGCTGAAGCATTGCGGGTAGAGAACGAACGCATCGAACGGAATAACCGCGAACTCGAAAACTCACTTGCGATACAGCAGGCGCAGAACGAGATCGCGGCATATGAGGCGGAGCAATCTGGTATGACACCGGTAGCAACTCCTCCTGCGCCGGTTGCAGACCTCCCTACTGCACCTGTCCCAGTTGTTCCGCCTCGCCAGTTAGACCTGTTCCGTGGACAAGTGAAGCTACCTAAGATTTCTAAAGCGGAACAGAAAGCCATTAACAAGGCTAATCGTCTACGCCGTAAACAAGAGCAAGAAGCCGTCGCCGCTGCAGAAGAAGCGGCACGCCCAATGACCCCAGCGGAAGCGCGTGCGGCAGGGCAAGGCATACTATTAACACAACGGGGCGAGCCGTCTGTAGCTGCACTCAAAGCAGCGGGCACCCGAGAGGAGACAGTCACACCAGAACTTGTTCAGGCAACACCTGCTGAAGAGACTGTCGTCGCCCAGCAACAGCAAATCAATGCGCTTCAGCGCAGGGTAGAAGAGCTGGCAGCAGCTCAGGAGGAACAAAATGCCGTTCAAGAGCGAAGCACAGCGCAAGTGGATGTACGCGAACAACCCGCAGATGGCGAAGCAGTTCGAGGCCGAAACACCGAAGAACGCAAAGCTGCCGCAATCGCTAAGTCCCAAGAGCGTATCAGAGAAGAGGCGGATCGCACGGCAGCAAGCCGCGCTGAGAAAGCAGAAGAGACCATTCGGGAAGATAGCGGTCAACAAGGTGTACAGGAAGATAGCGTACAAGAGCGATATTTCGTAGACCAATCAGAGAGCGAAGAATTTATCGTAGAAGAATTGATCTACGACTTTGACTCTAAAGAAAATATGGACGAGCTAAAGACCGTGGCCTTGTCTTTGATGGACTACGCCTACTGGTCTGCGGCTCCTAGCGGTACTAGCAACGTGGCTAGAGATTACAAAGCAGCTAGAGAGAAAGCCAAAGCCTATGTAGATAAAGCGTTTTTAGACCCTGAGTATTTCTACGAAGGCCAGATAAAACTACTGGATCGTGAGTTCTATAAGCAAGCAGTCAACGCAGATACCAGATCATCTACGCAACCGTGGTATGAATATGCTACTCGCCGTGGGCTTGTCGAAAGCATCGCGCTGAAGTCAGATGGAACCACTCGTGTAGAGATAACAGGTAAGCCGCACGAAAAAATCTTTGGTAAGGCCAAGCCTAAAGTAGCAAAAGCTAATGTATCCGAGATTGTCGATGACGATTTTGATGATACATACGACCAAGCTGCACGCGATATGGATGAGAAAGACGGTAAGTTCTACCGTGTCGAGGATGGTTCTGAGATTACCAGCCCTCTAAGTATTGTCCGTGTGCAGGCCATTGCGTCTAAGATACTAGGCAAACTAAAGACCAAGCCTAAGATTTATGTGGTTCGTAACCAAAGAGACCTGCTTGAGAAACACCCAGAAGTGTACGCAAGAGCTAGAGCCTCAAGACCTAACAACGATTTCGATACAGTTAATGCAGCAGGCTTCTCTGTAGCAGATGAGATTATTCTGTTTAGCGATAACCTTAAGACTGAGCAGCAAGCCAAGTTTGTTATAGCCCACGAAGCTATGGGCCACTTTGGTTTCCGTGCGTTTATGCCACCTGCGCAGCTTAATAAGTTGTTGACTGATGTGTATAACAGCGACTCTTTTGTCCGCCGTGTGGCTGACGCTAAGATGGAACTGTATGGCACAGACAGGCTGGAAGCCATCGAAGAAGTATTGGCTGACGCCGCAGCAGACATAGACGCAAGCATAGTTAAGCGCGTGTGGTACGCCATCAAAGATGCTCTAAATGCTATGGGCTTTAACTTTGAAGACGACCTCGCCAGGTACATGCTACGGCAATCACGCAGGAACTTGTTGCAGGGAGGCAGTAGTCTCGTAAGTATGCAAGAGCTTGCGCGTAATCTCAAGAGCTTACAGACTGACAACACGTTGGGACGTTACTCACTCGCAGAAGATACTGCAGACGCAGTATCTCGCGCTATGTCATCCCACGCCTACACCAAGCGTAGCGGTAAATACGGCGGTATGCGGGCGGTCAAACAGGTAGTTGCTGACTTCAAAGACATAGAAAATATTAAGGATGTAGGCTCTTGGTTCGGTAGCCTGCTTGAAAATGTCCAGTCACTAGACAACCTTGCTACTCGCAGCGATGGCTTGATGCAGGTGTTTAACATCTTCCAAGCTAGGTCAAACAGATCAAGACGGTTCCTGTCTAACTATGAAAGCATGACTGCATTCTCGCACTCTGCGTTTAGTTTCACAGATGAGAACGGTGTCAAGCAGACTGGCCCTACATCAGAAGAACTAGAGTTCGCAGGTGAACTGCTAGCCCATGCTGCGCTGCACAAGCAGGCCACTATTAGTGACGCAGACATCCGTGACCTTGGCGACCTTGTCGTTATGGACGGCAACAAAGTAGGGGTTGTGCGTGATAACTTCCAAACAGCTGTAGAAGCTGGCGAACTAACACGCGAAGATTTCCAGAATGGAATTACTGTAGAGCTTGGCGACCAAGAGCAGGGTGTATTTGAGCAGCGGACTTACCGCCCACTAGACTCTGAAGGCAACCCAAGAACTATCACTGACAGAGTGTGGCGCATCTACACAGAGCAGCGCAACGCAGTAAACCAAGCTGCGCTAGATGTTCTTACATCTCACATCGAAGGTGGTATTGCACAGCGTGAAGCTACCATTGAAGGCTTCAAAGAAAACTACAATATGACTGACGAAAACACTGCCGCGATGCGCCGTGTGATGGAAAAGTATATTGAGATTTACCAAGCAAACGCCAGACAAGAAGGCGGTAGCTACCAATACGACAACGAATCCGTAGCAAAAGCACGCGGGTTCTTGCGTGAGATCAACCGTGCTTTGTTTGAGAAGAAGAAAGTAGACGACTGGAAGCAGGGTAACGCCACTTGGAAAGACACAGAAGGTAAAGAGCAACGCTTTGATACCGCTGAGTACCAAGATATTATTGATGGCTTGGATGCTCTGTCTGCTAGAAACTACAACAAAGATAAAGCCAACCAAATAACATCTGCTGTTGGTAACTTGTACCTGTTAGAAGTTCAGTCAGCTAACGCGCAGTTCAACGCAAAACGTACGATTATGACATCGTATGTACCGTTTACACGCCGTGGCAATCATCAAATTCGACTGGCTGCGTATGATGAGAACGGACAACCAGTTGATCTTAGCCCTGTTTGGCGGACTGTCTTGCCATATTACCAAGCTGGTAATGCTAAAGACGCTCGTGAGATTGCGGCTAACTTGAATGAAGAATTTGGCGGCAAAGACTTTGAGATCGAAGATGCAAACGGGAAGACACGGACTATAACCTTCCGAGCAATTTCCGAGAAGACCCGTCAGGGTTCTGTCTTAGGTCAGCAGTTTAGTCTCAACGACTTCATCAACACTCTTGCTCGTCTTGATGTCAACATAAACCCACAAGAACGTGAACGTATTGTGGAAGCATTGACGAAGCAGACTGACCGTGCTCGTAGAAGCCTACAAAGAGCAGGTGTTAAAGGTTGGGATAAGGATGTAGTAAGAAGCACCTCTGAATACCTTGAGACTCAAGGCCACATTGCAGGTCAGACATTCTATCGCCACCGTCTGAACAACATCATGCTGAGAGACAGCCTCTGGCGTGGTGATTACTCTAAGGTTCAAAGACTGTTTGCTGAGACACAGCGCACTGATCTATCCCCTGAACAGCTGCGTGCAGCACAGACTGCCTACGACAAATATGCTGTCATGTATTCGAACATGGCAGGTATCGGGGCGCCTGAAGCTATCAACAGAGTAGATGCAGATAAGAAGCGTGCGGCAGGTGACTCAACTGCACCTAAGACTATAGCTAATAAAGGTAAGGGTGAGACTTATAGAGCCACTGCGCTAGGACTTCAGCAATGGTACGCTGATGCGGCAAACATCAATGATTCAACTGAGGACTTGTTGTCAGGTGAAACAGGCTCTCGCCTCAAGATGTGGACTGTTGTTGCCCAACTTGGTGGTTCTGTAGCCACCGCAGGTATCAACATGGTGTCAATGATGACACACAGTATTCCTTTCTTGGCTACATACAACGAGGCTAGAGGTTTCGGGGGCGGCTTTGGTCTGGCTAAAGCGTCTTTTGAAATGCAGCGAGCAGCTCGTAACATGGGTAGTCCAAAGCTAGCTGATGCGGCTTATCTACAGAAAGTAATCAACGATCCGAGACTACAGAAGAAACATAAGATAACCCAAGAAGAAGCCTTGTTCCTTGCTGACGCTACATCTGAAGGCGTATTGCAGTCTGCACAGGCTAACGCTCTGATTGGTACGGCTCGTGGCGGTATTAACAGCAACAAACTTCAAGGTGGAATTAAAGGTTGGATGTATATGTTCTCATATACTGAACAGCTAAACCGTAGATCGACAGCACTGGCGGCATACAGGATGCACATCCAGCGAGCAATCGCAGGAACACCAAACTTCAACAGCTTGCCACAAGAACAACAGCAAGAGATGATGGAGCAGTTCCGCGCTGAAGCCACTGAGTTTGCTCGTAACGCTGTGAATACTTCGCAGGGTGAATATGGTATGTTCAACCGACCAGAGATGGCTCGTGGTAACGTAGGCCAGTACCTGTTTATCTATAAGCAGTTCTCTATCATCACGATTCAGATGCTTCGGAACCTTAGTCCTGAGGGTAGGCTCTACTTTATCGGTATGCTTATGCTTATGTCTGGACTGAAAGGTATGCCTTTCGCAGACGACCTAATGGATTTGATTGACACTCTCCTGCAAATCTTCAACATCAAAGAAGCAAGCGTAGAGAAAGTTATGTATGAGTTGTTTGAAGACCTAGCCCCTGGCTCTGCTAAGTACATCATGCGTGGCGGACTAGACCAGTGGACTTCGGGTACTTTCTCAACCCGACTTGGCTTTGGCGATATGATTCCGCTTACTGGTGCAGGTAGAGCAGGTGCTGACACAGGCCGTGAGATTACCAACTTCTTTGGCCCAGTCTACTCAGGCATTGAAGGTGCGTTTGCAACGGTAGGAAACGCAACCAAGTATCTGGCCGGAGCCGTAGGGATCAAAGACCAGACAATGAGTTTCTCTGACGTATTCCGTGACGCACCCGTAGCGGCATTGCGTGGTTTGACCGATGCTTACACTTACTATGACACTGGCGTAGTCACAAACTCTCAAGGTAAAGTGATTGACCCGAGTGCTACTTGGGGTCAGACGCTTATGAGAGCCGCAGGTTTCTACCCATCAGTAGCGACTAGATCAAACGATGTGGTCAGACTAAGCAAGTATACAAGTGAGTATGTCAAAGCCCTCAGAGCAGACTACACTAGCGCATACTCTAAGGCTTATATCGAAAACGACCTAGACCGTATGATTGAGATTGAGCTTATGGTGGATGATTGGAACACCATCCACTCAGGTACAGAGTTTGAATTTACAGACTTCAAGAACAGAGCCAAGCGGTCTGCTGAGTCTGCCGCGCTACCTACGGCACAGCGTTACTTAAAGACTGCGCCTAAGAACGTCCGCCCAGATACCCAACGCTTGATGGAGATCATGGGCATTGATGACGTTCAGTAGCTACTCTTTGACCACCTGCAACTGACCATAGGCTAAGTCATCAGCCGTTACATCAGCGTTTTCTAATAGACTGTGGAAGCGTGGATGCGTCAGGTTAAAGCCAATCACATACGACTGCGCTAGTTTAACTGGCGTGTCTTTACCTAGTGATGCTTTCTCTGACTTCGGTGTAGCAATCACCTGCTCCACAGTAAGTTCCTCTTTGAATGACTTGTAGTCAGCTCCGCGTACAGACAACCACTTGCGGAAGTGAGTGCGGTCTATCATCATCGTGCCTTTGTCGAATGGGTCAGCGGCAGACTTACGGAATACATCAAGGCGAACCCTGATGTCACCTCGTGGCATACGGCTGTAATCTGGTTGTGGCTTCTGCCCTGCTGTGTGCATGATAGTAACCTGTGCATCTGCACTGTCAGCCATGTACTCAGCGATGAGATCAAACGCATCAACTTGGTTTTCTTGGACAGTCCTGCGGATAGCACCAATCTGTGACAGTACCCACTCGGTTGCGTCTTGGTACTTAAACTGGATGAGGTTCCAATCGTCAGCTAGCTTCATAGCTAGGTCAGCAAGAATGATTGACTGCTCCCAATAGCGTTCTTCACCGCTAAACTTTGCCTTATACTTTCTGTGGAAACTCTCTGAGGCTTCTGCAATAGCGGCAGTAATACCTTCTTCGCCCATCTCTAGTAGGTTCTTAATAAAGATACGCCCTGCGTGACCGTAGTTAGCGTGGATAGCATCATAAATCTTCTTACCTGCGGTGCTGTCTCTAATGAATATAGGGCTTTGCGGCACAGTAATCTCTAGCAAACGAGCCATCTGTGCGTCTGTGTCTAGGCCAGAGGCTATCAGCTTACTTTGTAGGGACTTGTTGGTAGATACTATGACAGGTGTAGCCCATGTCTTAGCGTCTCGTTCTTCAGCGTTGCGGTTCAGTCGAGCCTTATCCCGCCCTTGTGATACCCAATAACAGAAGTCACCGACCTCTTTGTCGTTCATCATCGTGACTTCATCAATGGTCAGCGGAAGGTTAGCGTATGTGCCAAGTCGTGCGAACAAGCTGTTCTGTGTGTATTTAGCGGCAAAGTGTAGCTTGTCTGGGTTGCCCCATATGGACTGACCCCAATACTGAGCGAGTGTTTTACCCCCACCAGTGGCTCCGTAGAGTGAGATAGTCAGACCCTTGAGTCCAGTAAAGTTATACAATGGCGCAGAAAACGCCACCCCTAGCGCAAACATATGCGTCTTGAGGTCTGCCTTTTCCATGATCCCTGTTAGTGCCGACCAAGTTTCGAGCGTACCCTTTGTCTGGTACAACTCCCCCCCTTGTCTCTGTATACCTGATGATAGGTTTACTTGCTCCTCTGACACTGCCCCATTAGCGTCACGCCTAATAAGTGTGTCGCCTAAAACAAATGCCGTGTTCTTTTCTTTCCATCCCATCGTTGAGTAGAGGTTAGTCATGGTACGGATTTGTCTTAGCTCCTCCATATATGTTCGCATCATAAGTTGAAAATACTCCGTCTGCCGCTTGTTATAAAGGACAATACCTTGGTCTGCGATTGCCGTTGCAAACTCTCGGCTACCCTCTGCAAGATACGCTTGGCGTAGCGTAATCTCTTGCCACCCCATGTGTGGTCTGTTCCAGTGGAAGCGGACAGTCTCATATCCTAATGACTCATCATAGCCATAGCCCACTGGGTATATATCGAACTTGCATACATCTATATCCGTATCGTCTATCGTTACTTTAATGCCATCTGCTGTGCGCTTGAATGGCTTTGGCATAGGTATGGAGTTAGCTACTTTATCTAACGCCTCCTGTGGAAGAGCCACCTCTTGATACTGCACCCCAAGTCTGGCAGGTGAACCAATTTTGCCTTTGAACTTACAGCCTCTGCATCCATTCGGCCTGTCTGCTTCAAACTTCGCACATGTCGTCGGGCCAGTAGTGGACTCTCTCCAGTGAACAAGTTTCTGTATGGTAGCTTTTTCATCGTACGACGGATGTTGACTACTCCATTCTTTAGCTGTGGTCTCAGGGTCAACGCAGTGTGCCGCTACACCTATGAGGTCATACCATAGTGGTTCGTCTACATCGGCTTGGTTGTTTATCGCCCACTCAATCTGCTTACACTTAGCCGCTACTACAGAGCCAACGGCAGGTGGGAACTCTTGCTTTACCGCTAGACTGTCGAGCAACGTGTTGTCACGAGTGCGATCTATACTGGCTGCTGGCGCCGCCTTGAAGTAATAACTTAGGCAATCCTTCAGAGTAGAAACATCTACAGGGTCAGCTTGCACAATAACTTGTACCTCTGCACCGCCCTTACGATTGTGCGTTCCAACTGGACGCAATACTCTTGCGCTATCAGCAGGGACAGCAGGGTCAACCTCAAAGCCTTTAGCCACACATGCTTGCTTCATAGCTTCAGCTAGTGGCTTCCAGTCTTCGGGTTCTAATTCTTCGTTGAATACCCAATACACATGCAAGCCATTGCCCGACTTAACAATCATTGGCTTGGGTAGACTTAGTTCTGCAATGAATTTACCGAGCGCAGTCAGTCCATCCTTCCATGTAGGAAATGGTTTGTCTGCTCCGCAATCCACATCTAAAGCTACTAACTTAGTAGCCCTTACATTATCCTGCTTCCTGTTTCCTTTATTAGCAAACGCTGAAACAGCGAAATAAACATTCTTGTCTGTCTGTACTTGGTCTAGTTTAAGACAGGCTGTAGCGAGTTCCTCTACCGTATCGAAAAAGCCTTGTTGTACTTTGCCTTCTGGGCTTATTAGTGTTGTTACATAGTACCCTTCGGACGGTAGAACTCGCTGAAGAAACTCCAACGTGTTCATATGTGCCACCTTCATAGTTGCGGAAGGGGCTTGCGCCCCTCCCCTTTACCTTATTCTTCTTTGCCCAAAATCTCAAGAAGCCTTTGAAAACGATACTTCTGCTCAAGGGCTATGACCTCTGGTTGAGGCCACCCCTCAGACATTAGGCTAAGAAGTTTCCGTAGTATCTCACGAACTTTGTCATCGTTCTTCTGACGGATGGGCTTACCCTTTACCCATCCGTAGTAAGTCATTCGTGATACTTCAAACAACTCAGCCATATTGCCTGTCGTCAGTAGCATGTGTTTCCGCAGGGCTTCCACTTTCGTGAAGTCTAGCGGTGGCACATTAGTCATCAGCTACATCCCCCACCAATGCGGCAATCTCAGCCGCTAGGTCATCGGCTTGACCATTAGCCACAGGTGCGGCTTTAGGTTCTTCGACTACCTTTGGTTTCTCAGGGGCAGGATCAGCGGCTTTCTTAGCACCGAACCCTTTTACTGGAGCAGGTTCCTCTGCCTTAGGCTCTGGTGCAGGAGCAGGAGCAACAGGCTCAGCTTGCTTTTCGATTGCCGGTACTTCCGCAGGTTTGCTTGTGAGAGCAACTTCTCCTGTGATGACCTTCACCTCGTCAGTCCCGAACAACTTATCAACAGCGTTCTGTGTGTCCTCATCATTGAAGCCACCGAAAGAGAACTGTAGTTTCGGGAACGATGCGTTGGTATCAAACGAGACTTTAGTACGCACAATCTCAGGGGCGATGCCTCTTACTGACAACTCCTTCTGGTATGCGTTGAGACCTTTCAGTGCGGCAGGTGTAACTTGTAGTAGATACACTGCGCCTTCGGGGTCATCAGCCGCCACGATAGCAAGACGCTTCTGGTCAGCACAGGCTTTAATCTGTTGCCCTTGCGGTGTCACTTTAGAACCCCATGCGTTTTGCGGACAGCTAGCACAGAGGTCATTCTGTGGGTCAGTGCTGTCTACATGTGGACTAACACCATCAAGCGAGAAACAGTCTGGTGCAGACGGTTCAGCATCGGGTGTCCATGCTTTCGCATACCATGTCTTTGATAGCCGTGGGTTAGCCCCAACGATGACAGCTTCCAACACATTGCTGTCAAGCACAGTCTCATTGCCATCTTCGACAATGCGGAAACGTGCGCCTTTAATAGATATGCGTGGGTAGCTATCAGCATTGCTTGACATGCCGCCCATCAATGACTGCGCTAGCGCAGACGGTTTACCAACTTTACTAGCCAAGTGTGCAGGTACTTGGATATTGGTAGGGATTAAATCACTCATAGTCATCTCCTAATCTTCGACTTTAGTTACAGGTTTACGGACGTTTACATCAATGCGTGTTCCGTAATTCACGCCTGACGGTACTGCTTTCTTTTGTTCGATATAGCCCCGAACAGCAGTCTTACTGACTCGTTTTTCTAGCATGTCGTATGCTTCGTTCTCCTTGATAAAGTTTAGAACAGCATCCCAATCCGCTACATTTGCGTAGTCAGTGGTTGTAAGAAACGCAGTGCCATTGGCTGTCTTAAAAGACGTTACGCCATCAGCATCAGCTTTCTCTTTAATCCACGCTTCAAGTTTCGCCATCTTATCCTTGAGGTCTTTGACCTGATCTTTGATCTCAGCTTCAAGAGCCTCCTTCTTATTGCGATACTTGAGGTACGCTTCAATTACTTGGTCTACAGTTAGACTCATTTCGTCACCTCGTTTCTTGTTGTATCAAATCCAATAACAAACCTTGTAGTTTCTGCTTGTTCTTGAGCCGTTCATACATCCGATACTCAACTTCAGTACCCTCGATATGTACAACATTCGATACATGTTTCTTACCAATTCGCTCAATCCGACCATTCGCTTGAACATATTGTTCGTTGCTTGTTACTGGCCCATACCAGACAACCGTAGATGCGGCAGTCAAAGTTAGCCCATGAGCCATAGTCGCAGGATGAGCAACCAATACATGTGGGTCTTTAGCGTTCTGAAAGTTATGGAATATCTCGTTGCGTTTAGATGCGGATACCGCACCATTTACAACACTGACAGTCCAGTTCTTCTTTAGCTCTCGTTCCAACATGTGCAATGTGCCTGTTAGTGGCACGAATATAATTACTTTACCTCCTACTTCATCAATCACCTCCTTCACAGCGTTTACTCTTGGGGCGCAATCAAGTTCTATGTTGCGACCATCATCCCCATAGGCCACACCACATGCTATCTGAACAAGTTTCTGTAACTTGACCGCCTCATTGACAGCGGTGATAGTGCCTTCTTCTGCCATCTCTGTGACAAAATGTCGCAACATCTTCTGATAGTGTTCCTTTTGTTCCTTCGTCAGTTCGACTTTGCGTGTCTGGAATACTGTGTCTGGCAGATCAAAGCACTCATCTCTGGTGTATCGAACCGCAGGTTGCAGTATATGTTTGACAGTCTCCACTGACTCTGGTCTTGGTATCCACTTCCATTGACCAATCTTCATCATCACTTGCTCTCTGAAAGCAGTGTATGTCTTGGTGCAGAAAGGGCTATCAACTAGCTTTGCCAAAGCCCATGCGTCTGTCGGGTCATTCGGCGTGGGTGTGCCTGTCATCATCCACAAACGTGTTGTGGTGTTACGACCCATCCAACGCCTCAGGATTTTGAAACGGTTAGTCGATGGGTTGCGGTAGACAGCCGCCTCATCCACGATAACTAAATCGAATTTATCTTGTGCTTCGTCAGCAATGATAGGGAAGCCATCGTGGTTGATGATATAAAAGTCAGCTTCCGTATTGATTAGCTTCTTACGCTTGGCGGCAGTGCCGTGTAAGGTTATGCCTTTCCTGTGTGGGAAGCCCATGAATATACCGTCACCCCATACACGCTCAAGCGTAGACAATGGTGACACAATCAAACACTTCTTAACCGCACCCACTCCCATCAGGTAGTCAGCCGCCCATAGAGCAGACTGTGTTTTACCTGTGCCGATCTCATTCAAGACTAACGCCTTAGAGTTCATTGTCAGGAAAGCGGCAGTCATCTTCTGGTGTTCGTATGGTGTAAAGCGACCAACCCAATCGTAATAATACAGGATAGGCGCAGGTGCTTGGATGCCCAAGTTACGCAACACCTTCACCTCATCAAGACGATGCGGTGTAACAACCAACTCCTTACCCTTAAAGTTAAAGGTCTTCGCAGTCGGTATTGTATCCAATACTTTGTTTGGGTGTGTAAGGTTTAGTGCTAAAGCCTTTGCTTGTTCAACAACTATCATCCTAACCACTCCCGAATAAATTGACGCACCTCATCAATGGTGTCAGCGTCATATACGAGAAAGCATTTGCCCCCTGCCATCTCTATCTCCTTCATTGCTTTTACCTGTAGTGCTGTAGGCTTCTTTGTCTTGTCAGCCTTGCACTCAATACCGATAAATCTCCCACCTATAATCGCAATCCTGTCTGGGATACCTGCTCTACCGAATGGCCCTGCTTGTGGACTAAAGAACCAGATACCTTCTTGCTTTAACATCATGTCTAGTTTGCGTTTTATTTTACCTTCTGGGGTATTTGACATTATATTTACACACTTGTCAAGTTAGATTTGAGCGTAGTCACACATATCTTTTGCAGGACAGAACCGACATAACCCACTTGGTTTGGCAGGCCAGTTTTCATGCTCCGCAGATTGGTAGATACGGTTAATCCTAGACAGTAAGTTACTCCACATCTCGTCGGACTGCTCTCGACTGAACTCCTCAGAATCCATTGCCATGTCTTTGAGCCAGACGAATGAAGTCTTGATAGTCACGACCTCAGGGAAGTGCTTCCATACCTGCAAGGCAAACATCTCAAGCTGTGTAAAGTCTGGTCTTCGCTTGCCTGTCTTCCAGTCCACAACCACTGCCGTGTCACCCTTGAGTATCAAGACATCCAGTATGGATCGTAGCCATGCGTCACCCGCAAACCAACTTGTTGGTGTAAGGTTCTCGGTCAGGGTCAGTTGACGCTCTGCGTGTAACTCTCCACCCCTAGCCATGTTCTCCACAGTCTTGCAGATAACCTCATACTTCTCAGCCTCGACTGGTAGAGGCGTGTTGTTTACTAACCTCTGCTCCAAGAACTCGTGGATACGCTCACCATATTTACTGGCTTCGCCACCTGTATCCTGCACCTCCTTCGTTACTCGCTGATGGTAGTAACGCTTCGGGCAATTCTCATACAGCTTAATAGCTGAAAATGAATGTGCTAACTGCATTTGACCTCCATAGGTAAGCACCGTAAGGGCGGTGTTCGCCACTCACGGTAAGGTTTACTTTGCATCACCATAGTTATACCCCACGCCAGACTCGCAAGCAACAGGTAAGTCCTGCGCCCAACGAGGCGGCTTCGACATTTGTCTCTCAACAAATTCTCGTGCGATTGTCTGCTCTGTTTCCAGGGCCGTGATGATTACTTCGTCATGTACTTGAAACGCTACATGATATGACTGTCCGATTGCCGCCATCTGCTCGGCTACTACAATCCTAGCAAGGGCTTGAACAATGTTCTCTGTTACTTTGCCACCGTAGATGCGTGTCCAGTCAACCTTCACATCTCCACCAGACATCACGCGCAGTTGCGCTAACTTACGGTAGGTTCGGGCATCGTTAATATACTCAAACCCATCTGGTGTCTGTCGCAGTGCATGGTATTTAATACGCATACCATTTGGTAACAGTATACCCTCGTTGTCGTAGGGCAGTAGGTCAGTTATGTTTCCACTCCCACCTGCCACCATACCTGTAAGGGCGTGTCCGCACCTGTTCCATAGCGATACAATCTTGTGGTTCTTCTGGCGATACAGCCTTACAATACGCTCGGCTTCGTTCTCATCAACATCAACAGAGATACCACCTTGACCAAGTGCCAGAGTATTGCGGAACTTTACCGCACCCATTCCGTAGCCAAGCCCCAAGATACAGGTCTTGCCAACAAAGCGTTCTATCTTGTCAGCCTTAGTGACCTTGCGTCCGTAGACCTCAGAGGCGAACTCACTATATACATCTCGCCCTTCTCGGAAGGCTTGCACCAAGTCATCCTGTCCTGCAATGTAGGCAACCATCCTCGCTTCAATCTGTGATGAGTCACAAGCTATCATCACCTCACCGATTGGCGCAGTAAGCGCAGTGCGTATAGCACCGTTGCGTGGTAGGTTCTGTAGGTTCAGCTTGTCTCCACCAGAAAATCTTCCTGTGTGTGCGCCATAGTAGTTAAGCATGATGGGCAAAGCACCACGATCCGCAACCTTCATCAAGTTTTCTGTGCGTGTTTCTTCGATGGTAGACTTAGTGCCAAGCCTTGCCGCCACTAGGTTCTGAACTCTAGGGTCAGGGTGTTCAAGCAGTGCTGTAAACTCCTTGTCAGTCTTGGCAAAAGCGAAAGTCTCCTTGCCTGTTCTAAGACTAACCTTCATAGGCGGTTCTACACCTACCGTTTGCAGTAGCCTTGCAAAGATTTGATTAGACATCAGTGCTTTCTTAACCTTCTCCTCACTCAAACCTTTGAGGGATAGGTCTTGTATCAGCTTCTGCTTGTCGTCTTTAACTTTCTGCAAGTGCTGTGCAAGCACATCCGTGTCGAGGCATATAGTCGGCTCGGTATACATCCGTATCGTCTGGTCAATGACCATCAACTCCGATACTGGGAAGCCTTTCTTTAGCTTTTTGAATAGCTCATAGGTAAGGTCAGCATCGTTGACGCAGTAAGAAGCATACCTGTCAAGTTCTTCTGGTGTGAAGTCCTTGCGGTGCTTACCCATGTTGTTGAATACTTCGTCACCCTTCTGCCCTAGCTTGTAATGAGAAGCGAGTGCCTTTAGTGAACCCCCAACAGTGGCATTGTGATAGGGTCTTGCCATAGACAGGGTATCGAACCAGAACTTAGGCTTGATACCGTAGTGCCATGACAAGATAGCCCCATCAAATGCGGTGTTGTGGGCAAGTATCGCCTTGTCAGAATAGTCTAACGAGTTAAGAAACTTACCCACATCACTACCACTATACCAATCGGTTGGATAGTCGTTCACCTTGACGCATACACCTATCACCTCAAAGCGAGGGTCACGAACATAGGCTTCAGTCGTCATCTTAGACAACGAATATTGCCTGTCGTAATAGGTTTCAAAGTCAATGGTTACGATGTCCATACCTACCGACCCTCTGCCAATTCACCTGCTAGTGCAATGTAACCTGCCGCATCACGATAGTTATCCATGCGGTCAGGGTTCTGTGCTGACCTAGCCACCTTGAGTAGGGTCATCATCACAGGGATGTCAGTAGGTAAGATACCCATCTGCTCTGGTAAGTCTAGGTGAGCGTTCCAATACCTAGCAATTCTTACGGCATTGGTTTCAAAATCACCATGTTCTACTTCCCTGTCGCCGTCCACCAGTGTGCTAGCTTGTGACAACAAGTTTACACGAGTGCGTTGTTTGGGTTGCACGGTCTGCACACTTTGTTCAAGCACTTTTTTCGGTGTGCCTATCTTAGCTTTGAGGTTATACACATACTTAGCTGTGCATCCACAAGCCTTCGCCACATCGTTAGGCTTAGCACTAGGGTTCTTGAGAAGGTATGCCCACACCTTCTCCGCTTTGGTTTTCTTCGGTCTTGCCATCTCTTTTACCTCCAAAGATGATTGTTAACTTGTCCTTAGTTTCACTTATAATCTCCCACTCATAAGGACATTGAGTGAGCCATTCATAAAAATCATCATCCAGTTTCATCACCCCCTTGTAAAGTATACACTGCCACGCCTTTACCACAGTGTAAAGAATATTCGTTAGCGACAGCCACAGCTTGAGCCGCAGTAGCCCCCATACCTAACGCTCCCATTGCATATTCTTTACCGTGTCCAAAGGCCATCGGTGCTTGTAACCTTACAGGTGAGTAAGTTGCCTTGCTTTCGTGTCCATGAAAGCCTTCGTAAACACACAGCCCTTCGTCATCTACAACGATTAACTGCGCCATTGATGGTGCAATATCCATGTCGTGTCTGGCTTGCCAGTTACACCCACCGACAAACCAGTCTTTCAACTGGATGATGTATCCTAGTATTCCAACACCTGAGACTATACAAATCTTACCAGTCTCAGGGTGCGTAACATACCAAGCCTTGTCTGACTCCCACTTCATAGAGCCATCGTTAGCTTGTCTATCTGTAGCGAGTGACTCGCCATCCCATACAATCACTGTCATTCTTCACTCCTATGCCATGAGTCTGTATGAAGCCATCCCCTCATGGGATACCAAAGCGAAACCCCTTGATATAACTCGCACTTCTTATTGACGCATTGCCTGATACTAAAGGCTTTCATGTGTTTGAATGGGCCTCTACCCCAATGCGTATGCTTGGTCATCTCACCGCACCTAGTGCAGTCTGGGTGTTTCGCTTTGATAAACTTCATTACTTCTCTGACTCGAATACATCAAACCGTCTACGCAGTTCGATACTGTTGTTGTTACAAACATAGTCTAGGGCTTTGAGAACATCCTTACCCTCAGGCTTGTTACTCATGTAGTAGCCTGTCGATGTCGTCTGAGCCAGACCTTTGAGAAGTTCTTGTGGGAACTCGTTGTGGCGGATGCCATGTTCGAGCAAGTCTAGCCATTGCTTTGACTCCCACTGTGGCTGTCGCCAATCCCATCGGCTAGTCTGGTTGCGCTCTGACCACATCTCATCAATGATGCCATCGAAAGCGTGAACTCTGACACGAGCCTTGATACCACGCTTGAACTTAGCCAATGCTCTGCGCCATTCTTTGCGTTCCTCTGGTTTCTCAACTAGCTTGTCGTCAGGACGAGGATTTAGACAAGTGCCATCGACAATATCAAACTCGATACCTTGAAAGTAACTAGGCATCTCACGCATTGTCGGGGTGTATTGTCTGTAGTGTGCATAGGTGTGACCGTAGTATGGGTCACTCTCCCCTGCCTTGTTAGCCTCATGTTTCTTGGCGCACTCTGCAATCACTTGCTTTGTGTGACCGATACGATACAGACCCTTGCGGTGTCGCATCATTGTGAACGGTAACCAACGGTGTAACGAGGACACTAAGGTCTGAGCCTGACCGTATACAGACTCGGCAGGGGCAACAAACGACAACCTGTTGTCAGGCGACAGCCGACATAAATCGACTGTGCCATAGCCTGTCATCTTGAACAGGAAGTCATCACCTTCCTTGAACATTCTAAGCCAACCAGTTACAGGCTTACCCTTTGCAGGGCTACGCACCTTAGACCAGAGACTATCTGCCTGTTGATAGTTTAGGATGGTGCGATGTTGTGGTTCTAACCAACTCATTATTAACTCCTTATCGTGTCAGTTTGGAAAAAGTTACAGCCGCAGTCATGCTGTTGAGATCAACACCAATCTGATCGGTGTCTTTCTTCTTACGCTCGACAATCTTCTTGTGTCGCTCTTTGGTGTCATCGTCTAGCAAATCCCATAGAGCAGGCCATGCTTTGAGTGCAGGGGCTAGCGTGGAATAGGTTTCCATGAGTTTGTTTATGCCCTCAAGGAAAGACTCTTGCTTAGACTCCTGCTCGAATATGCCACGCACATACTCTTTGAACTCAGGGATAAGCCATGCCCAACGACTATCGTTGTAGTCAGCAGTGCCTTGCCGCCAGTTAAACTTGAAGCCTGTAACGGACTCATCTAGTTTACTAGGCCAACGCATAGTCTTACTAAATGTCAGCCTTACCTCGTCACATTTGTATGCGCTTTGCTTGTGTGATGCAGTCTGGAACACATCCTCTGGTGCATTGTGAAAACCAGAGAAGTCAAAGTTATCTTTGGTTTCCATTGCATAGTCAGGCAGTGCATTGAACTTAGCAATGTCATCAGCAGGAAAGAAGGACTGATAGAACTTATCAGCCCAGTGCGAAGGCACATTCGCCTTAGCCTTGTCGATGTTATCTCTGAACATCAACTTAGCATTGGTGCGGATTGTGTCTTTAAGTGTGTCGGAAAATCTTACAGTAGCCATTGTTATACCTCCATCTTTACTACTTCACCGAATGGTGCTTCATCACTGTGAGTAGATACCCACAGCACAGGATATTCTGGTGCGTCACCGAAGTCGTTACAGCACAGGTCAGTCAGGAACACACAAGCGACAGGGTTAATATCCTTGTCACGCATGAACTGAAAGACTGGACTGAACGCAGTGCCACCACCGCCATGTGGTTTGATTACAGGTGCTTCACCCTGCTCATACTCATCATAGTGGGATACTTCAGAGTCGAAGTAGATGATGTGTAACTTGAGAGGATGATGGTCTTGCTGAACCTTGACAATCTCTGCGGCATACTGGTTGATTTCATCTTGCCCAATCGAACCAGAGCAGTCCACACAGAACGCCATCTCACCAAGAGCCTCGCCTGTAATACTTGGCAGATACATACCTTGCTGTATGAACCTGCGGTTAGGTCTTGCAAATGAACGGTCATCAGTGCGTTGCTTGATGACAAAGTTCTGAAGCACATCAGCCCAATGAACCTTAGGCTGTAGTATTTCATCGACCATACGCTCAAGACCTGCACTCATCTTGCCCATCATCTTGGCGGCTTGTGCCGCTTGAGCAACCTTTACCTTCCACTCTGCCGCCTGTTGTTCTAGTTCGGCAGGTGAACCCTCGCCATCTTGACAGTCATCAAGTGGGTCATTGTCACCGTCTTGAGTATCGGGCAGGATATTGTAGATGCCATCACTTGTGCCGTTACCTGCATTGTAAATGTCATCACTGAGCAGACCACAGTCAGGCATCTTGCCAATGTGTTCGTCTACCAACAGTTTGTTGATGACATAATCTGCCGCTTGATTCCACTTACGAGGGTCACGGCTTTGTCTGCGGAAGTTATGCTCCAACATAGGGTGCATACATTCGTGAGCGATGAGGAACTTTAACTCCTCATCATTCAACGCTTCACAGAACTCAGGATTAAAGACGACCTGCTTGCCGTTAGTTGCGGCAGTAGGAACATCTTCACATATCTTGAACGGCATATTCATGGCGACATTGCCGATGAATGGATGCTCAAGAACCAATGCAGTCTTGGCTTTGCTGAGTCGTTTAGTCAATTCCATTGTCATCCTCCTGTGATTCTTTGATGTCCTTATCAATCTCGGCTAGCAAACTAAGCGCAGTGCCATGCGGTATATACTCAAGCACTAAGTCAATGAGTAAGTGCATAGGCATCTCGTGCATACGGTCATGCCAGACATCCATAGCAGACTTGCGTGTCTCCCATAGGGTTTCGATTTCATCTAAGGTCATTAGTTACTCCCCATAAATGCACCCATACGCTTCATAATATCGTTGGCTTCAGCCGCTTTGTTACGGCGTAAGTCAGGGTCATTACGAAGTGCATCGGGGTGGTGTTTAGTCAGCGACTGCTCCACCTCAAGACGCATAGCCTCAAGGTTAGGATCATCAGTGAAGTTCAGTCTCGACAGGACAGAACATATTTCTCTGGTATTCTCGACCAGAGTGTCACGGAATACAGCCGCAGGGTCAGCAAGTTTCTCAGCCATGTGCTGAACTCGCTCATGCAGTCGCTTCCATGCCTCATCCATTGCACTCTGAGCCGCGTCTTGAACTCGTGCTTCAACATCGGAAGTGATACGAGCAAGTTCCTCATCGGCAATATCGACACGGAAGTCACCGCTAGGCACAGGCATAATCGCCATGTCCATGTTGAACTTGGAAGCAATCTCATCTTTGGATGGATAGTCCGTGTCACTGTATAGATTGCCTAGCAATCGCTGAGCGTCATACTTGAGCGACTCATACTCAGCCAAGAACTGATTGACAATCATCTGCCATTCATACTTTTCCTTGCGGAACTCATTCATAAAGGCAAGATAGTTTGCGCTTGGCAATATCTGAGTGCCATCAATACCCCACGGCAGGGTATTGGCGTAGTATTTCTTGCGGATAAGCGTAGACTTCTGGTGAACATTAGCCAGAAAGTCATTCATGGGAAGCAGAGACTTGTTGTATCTACCTGCCGCATTGACCGCAGAGTTTGCAGAGGCCACCTGTTCGGTGGCTCTCTTGTCGTATTTACGAGCAGTCCATTGTGAGATGGATAACTGCACGAGTAATGCTTTGTCTGATAGTTTCATAGTTACCTCCGTATTAGAACAAGACATCTTGATGGTTGATTGCCCACTTAGTGAACGCTTGCGTCGAAGCCAATTCTGGTTTCTTACGAGCCGCATACGACACCGATAAGACAGAGAACTCAGGGGGCATACGCTCTGCATAAGTGCAGACACGCTCAAAGTTACTCTCAGTTGCTCGCTCTGCGATTGCACCAGACAGCGCATACAGAGTGGCAGGGTCATCAGGAACATCCGCAGTAGTAGGGTTCATAATGATATTGTCGGGGTTAGGAAGTTTGCGATAGATGCGGACAAAGCCCACAAATTCTGCCGCCGCACCTTCACCTACAGCACCCTTGAAGCACTCGTATTCAGCATCGGGACTGACTACGCCAAGCACTGCACTCACACCCTCGACCCATGAACGAGGCGTTGGATTCTGGTCACGCTGAGGATCGAAATCATGTAGCAGATTAGGGCGGAAGCGAATGAACGACACTACCTCAGGGGCTACATCGTTCTCAATCATCCACTTGGTTGAGTCATCAAGGTGAGTGTCAAGTTCGATGACAGTCTCACGGTTAGCAAGGTGAGATAGAACACGGTTAGCACCTGCTCTGTCCTCTTGTCTGTTGCCAGTAGAGATGACCATCCACCCTGCTTTGAGTGGCACACCATGCAATGTTCTAGCCTGTTGAATATTGGCTAGCACTTTCTGCAAGTCATTACCTGCTTGGTTGCGGTCATCGAAGCAGAGAATACCCTCGTCAGGTATATCATCCCGACCTTCAGCGGGATACCAGTCGGGTATCTTGTAACCAAACCTATCGCTAGCAGTGGCAACATCGGGAATACCGAAGTCCTCTACAAGCATGGTTGGCATATGCTTCTCGATGTAGCCAATGTGCATCTCCTGAGAAGCAGTTCTCACGAGTGTTGTCTTACCGCCGCCTGGAGCGCCGATGATAGACAAGGCTCGTTTAGTAGGAAATAAATCCTTGATTGTTTGTTTTACAAGTTCGGCTCGCATTACACTATCTCCCAATGTGCGTTAAATTTGTTATGGTCAGGGCCGAAAGACACCTTCATGTCTTTACTTCGGACAGCCTTAGCGGCTCCCTTATGGCTGAAGAATAATGGCTTGCCATCATCTCCAGTTACGATTGCTCCACTCTTAATGTATCGAAGCATAAAGAGTTTCAGTGCGGACTTATTCATGGTTGGTTACTCCTTCCCATATGTGTGTTAAAGTTACGCATGAGTTCGTCTCAGTCCATAACGACTCATCCCAAGTCTCACACCCCAACATGAAGTTGATTAGTGCGAAAGCGACAAGGAAACTGAACGCTACGAGTAGCGTTACAGTCCCCATTATTTCGAGAGCCTTCCTCATGGGAATAGCCCCCATCCAAAGTAGACATCCATATACGACACTAACGCCGAAGCGATAATGCAATACAGAATCCACATAAACTTAGTGCTTAGTTTCATCTTCTACCTCCTGATAAGCGTCATCAATGTAGACACGAGAGGCATTGACCTCCGTATCCCACCGATTACATGAATGGTTGATAAGCCCGACTGCATGGTCAGCCTCAGTCCCATTGACATCAGTGATTTCATCGAACTCGAATATCACTACGACTTTCATCGAACATTACCCCCCTTGTTATTGATACCCTTCAAATCCTCAGGATTAGTGAAGAGCATATAGTTAGACTTGTGCATTGGAGCGACAGTGTAGACACGCTTTCGTGCCATAACCTCACCGCAGACTAGACAGGTGTCATAACCCAATGCCGAACGGCGAGGATGAACCTCGCCGCTACAACGAACGCACTCAACGACTGACATACATCCACCCCCTCTGAGAACAGTTGGATATGTGCCAATCGACAGGCTTGGCATACTCAGCAGGTGTCAAGTCCCACACTAGGAACCCACCTGTAAAGTAGCCGTATACACCCGATTGAGTTTGGGACAAGTAAACTTTCTGCATAAAGACCTCACTAGATTGCATGATTAGAGAACACAAAGAGGGAACGCCACTGAGTGACGCTCCCTGATTAACATTACAGCAGGACAATATTGTCATCCGCTTTCTTGATGTGTTTAACTTCACCTGCAATGGTGACTTTAGGCTTACCCCATTTACCAACGCCTAGAGTAGCGACATCACCACGATCAATAGCGTCCTTAACTTTGGATTGAGGAAGCGCTTTAGACTCACGGTCTAGTTCTTGGTTTACATTGGGGATGTAAAAGTCCCAACGATTAAACGCCGCTTTAGGATTGGAATCACAGAACGCCATAGCAGATGCTACAAGTTCCATGATATTGGTGGCGTTATACTTGCCATCGTCAGAGGGTTGCAGATAGAGCAAACCAGTAGACTTGTTGAACGCCAGATTAAGATTACCTTCAAAAGTTTTAGCCATGTGACTAACCTCCAGTATAAAAGTTGATATAAGACTCTCTAAGAGAGCCGCCCCGAAGGACAGGCAAACTTTACGCCGACCTGCTCGGTTTGTCAAGTTTGCCCCCCGTTTACAGACTGAATACAAGTATATAGGTTTCTTTAGAGTAGGCGGCGCCGTTTCAAAGAGTATCTACTGACAACAGATACTGAGAAGATGAGGTTAATCAAGGGGTTAAGTGTCAGGTATCTAAACTATCTAGTGATTTCGGAATGATGTGGTGTTACGCGCAAATCATAATATCCCGCAACATTTAAGTTTAGGAAAGGGTATATGTAAAATATCTATATAATTTAGATAAAATAGATAGTAATACTATACATATGGCTCTGAATATACCGATTTCTATGGCTTTTCTATCAAGATGTTGTATAGTTTGGCTATCTAAAACCCTACATATAGCGTCAGGTTTAGACTAGATAGTATAGATACCTCTAAAACCTGGCATTAGAGTGTGCCGTAACCCCCCGAGCAATGGGG